TTGATGTACATAATTTTTCAATTAAAGGCACTAGTCCTATGTACATGCTTGATATATTAAAAGGAACAATTGAAGGATCTGATCCTGCAATACTAAAACAAAGCAATTGTTTATTTTTGATGTCTCATACTGGCCGTAAACATTGGAAATTCATGAGACCAGATCAACACTATCTTTTGCCAAAAATAATCAGTAGCAATTTTAGTGATTTTGCAAATAAAGACGATGTTTACATAACAACGCAAGTTAAAAAACTCAGGGCATACGCTAATTTTTTAAAGCAAGCACACAAGTATGATGGCGACACTGATGAGTTAAAAATACTGTCAATTTTTTCTACTGTTCAAACACTAAGTAAATTTTTTAACAAAACAATTTTTTGGCCTATATTTCAGCCTTTGCCAGAATACACCGATATGTACAATAGCAAACAATTTCAAATAGTTTCGAAATGTCTTGTAGACATCAGTATAGAAGAAAACAAAGACGATAATCTAAAAAATAATCATATGGATTTTGTAAACCATCAAACTATGGTAGGACAAATAGAAAGGTGGATGAACAAAAATCATAATATCAATACAGATATGTTTAGAAAGAATGTACCATGAGTAAGAAACTTTGGATATTTGGCGATAGCTATGGAGAACCTTCTAACACACAAGGGTGGCAATGGCCAAAAGAAATACGTAGAATATTTGAAGTAGAGAATCATGCAATTACCGGTTGCGGTCCTGCAACACAACTGCAATTATTATACGACAAAGTAAAAGATTACGAACCTGAAAATCTTGCAGATATTAATTTATTATTTTTTATTAGTGATCCAATGAGAAAGCCGTACAATTTTTATAAAACTCCATTTCATCAAACATACATAAAAACGTTGATATCTGATCTAGAACGCAAGGCCCAATGGAGAATGCTTGACGAATTTAAAGATTATCACCAGTACAATAAGTATATTAAAAAAGATTTAATTTTTAACGACATTGATATAGAATTAGAAGTTTTAAAATATGTAAGTACACTAAAACTATTAAGTAAACATTTTCAAAACACATTAGTCTATACTAACTTTAACGAATTAGATAACGAGATAGTCGAATGCAACGATACAAAGTTTTGTTTTGTAAACAGTAGCTTAATTAATGTTGATGAACACGATAATGCTAATTTGCCTAATCATATGTGCGAGTCTAATCATAAAATAATGTACGGACAACTTGCATCGTTTTTCCTCAAAGGCACTCAACCAAATATCAATAAATTTTTAAATGTAAGTAGCAGTAGTAAAAAAAATAAAAAAATACTTGACAACGATAAATAAATTGTGTAGTATAGTAACTGTGCTACTACACATTAAAGGCACAACAAGAAACGTAGCAATGTAGCTACAAATATCATAGGCACTATTAGGAGGCATTAAACTATGGCATCATTAGCAGAAATCCGAGCGAAGCTCAAAGAACAAGAAGCAAACACAGGCGGCAATCGTTCGTCAGGTGGAGGCGACAACAGCATTTACCCATTTTGGAATATGAAAGAAGGCGAACAGTCAACTATTCGTTTCTTACCTGATGGCGATGCAGATAACACTTTCTTTTGGAAAGAACGTTTAGTTATCAAATTACCATTTGCTGGTATTAAAGGTGAGACAGATTCACGTCCAGTACAAGTACAAGTTCCATGTATGGAAATGTATGGTGAGAGTTGTCCAATCCTAGCAGAAGTACGTGGTTGGTTTAAAGACGCAAGTCTAGAAGACATGGGTCGTAAATACTGGAAGAAGCGTTCGTACATCTTCCAAGGCTTTGTAACAGATAATCCACTAACAGACGATACTACACCCGAGAATCCAATTCGTAGGTTTATTATTGGTCCACAAATTTTCCAATTGATTAAAGCGGCTCTTATGGATCCGGACATGGAAGAACTACCAACAGATTATACTGCTGGTGTAGACTTCCGTTTGTCAAAAGGATCAAAAGGTGGATACGCAGACTATGGCGCAAGTAATTGGGCACGTAGAGAGCGTCCATTAAGTGATCAGGAAATGGCAGCAGTTAATACAAACGGGCTGTTTAACCTTAATGACTTCCTGCCTAAAAAGCCAGACGAAACAGCACTCAGAGTACTTACTGAGATGTTTGAAGCAAGTGTAGACGGTGAAGCATATGATCCAGAACGTTGGAGCAATTACTTCCGTCCTGCAGGTATGGCAGCACGTACAGGTGATCCACAAAATAGAGCACCAGCACCAGCACCAGCACCAGCAGCAGCACCAGCAGCAGCACCAGCAGCACCAGTAGCCGAAGCTACAACTGATACAGGTTGGCAGGATCCTGCTCCGGCAGCACCGACAGCAGAAGCAGCACCAGCAGAAGGTGGCGCACAAGACATTTTAGCAATGATCAGAGCACGTCAAGGTTAATTAACTTTAGTGGGGGAGCAATCCCCCATTACGCTTTTTAGATAGGAGAAAACATGGCTACTAAATCATTCGATCCTTCAAAGTTTCGAAATAGTTTAACTAAATCAATTAAAGGTATGAGCGCAGGCTTTAATGATCCGCAAGACTGGATTAGCACAGGCAACTTTGCACTTAACTACCTACTGAGCGGAGACTTTCAAAAAGGTATTCCACTTGGTAAAGTATCAGTATTTGCCGGAGAGTCCGGTGCTGGTAAATCATATATTGTAAGCGGCAACATTGTTAAGGCAGCACAAGAACAAGGCATTTTTGTTGTTCTTATTGATAGCGAAAATGCACTTGACGAAAGTTGGTTACAAGCACTTGGCGTCGAAACAACTGACGACAAAATACTAAAACTAAACATGGCAATGATTGACGATGTTGCTAAAACTATTAGTACATTTATGGATGACTATCGCTCAATGAACGAAGAAGATCGCCCTAAGGTGTTGTTTGTAGTCGATTCGTTAGGCATGCTTATGTCACCAACTGAAGTTACTCAGTTTGAAGCAGGTGATATGAAAGGCGACTTTGGTCGCAAAGCAAAAGCACTGAAAGCACTAGTAACTAACTGTGTTAATATGTTTGGTAGTTACAATGTAGGTATGTGCGTTACTAACCATACTTATGCATCTCAGGATATGTTTGATCCAGATGACAAGATCTCAGGTGGTTCAGGCTTTGTGTATGCGAGTTCAATGGTTGTTGCTATGAAGAAACTTAAACTTAAAGTAGATGCAGACGGCAACAAAACATCACAAGTACATGGTATTAGAGCAGCGTGTAAGGTAATGAAAACACGTTACGCTAAACCCTTTGAAGGTGTACAAGTTGAGATTCCATATGAGACAGGCATGAATCCGTATTCCGGTATGTTTGATTTATTGGAAGGAAAAGGCTTGCTTGAGAAACAAGGCAATCGCTACAAGTACATTGATAGTAATGGCGAAGAAACACTTGAATATCGTAAGAAATGGACAGGTGAACTACTCGAAATGGTTATGGCAGATTTACCAGCAAAAGAAGAACAAATGGTAAATATCGCTAACGCAACCGAAGAAGTTGTGGATCATGACGAGGAGCCAGTGATCGATGAACGATGAGCAAATAGTAGATGTTTGGAATCTCTTCAAAAACTATTTAGATAAAAAACATATTGAAACAGCAGCAGAAAGGTTTGTTGACTTGTTAGCAGACTATGGGGTTGATGATATTACGTTTAAAGAATGCTTAGGATCTGAAAATAATTTAGATCAAGCAATATCATATTATCTAGATGACGATGTTGACGAGGACAATTATAACGACGAATGGGATGACTAATGGGTTGGTATAGTGAAGTATCACGTGACATATCTAAGATACCCGAGGCGGTTGCACACTTTGAACACGAACTAGGAATTGCTCGTAACGAGTGTAAACTTGTAGGTAATGTTGAACGTGCTGCTGCACAAATGCCAGGCATTGTTGAATACCGTTTTAATCAGCTACAAGAAATTGAAGCAATCCTAAACTACTTAAATATCGAACTGCGTAGATTGCGCAGTTCGTTTTTCAAGAAATATTTAGAAAACTACCAGCGAGCTCTGTCAAGCCGTGACGTTGAAAAATACGTTGACGGTGAGGCAGACGTTTGCGACTACGAAAAGATTATCAACGACTTTGCACTTATGCGTAATAAATGGCTAGGTGTTCTCAAAGCACTTGATCAGAAGCAATGGCAAATTACTAATATTGTTAAATTGCGTGTTGCTGGAATGGAAGATGCAACATTATGATAGACCTTACTGAAACAAGAGGTAATTATATTTGGCCAAAAACCGATACAAGATGTTATAATTACATGATGACACATTTTGATTTGCCAGAGCAAATTTGCAAGTTTGTACCTGATAAAAAAGTTTGTGTTCAAGCCGGCGGAAACATGGGTGTATATACTAAAATGTATGCTGAAAAATTTCAGCATGTATATACATTTGAACCCGAGCCTTTAAACTTTTACTGTTTAAATCAAAATGTTACTGAACCAAATGTATTTAAATATCAAAGTTGCATTGGTAAAGATCGCAAATTAGTAAATTTAAAAATAAAAGAAGCTAACAGAGGTAAAACTCATGTAAGCAAAACAGGATTTATTCCAACCTTGCAGATTGATGACTTGGGATTAAATGTGTGTAGTCTAATACATTTAGACATCGAAGGGTTTGAATTATTTGCATTACAAGGTGCAATACAAACCATACGAACATGTAAGCCAGTTGTTGTAGTAGAATATTTTGAAAAAAATGCTGTACGTTATGGATGGACATTAGAACAATTAGAATCATTATTAAAACAACACGGTTACAAGTTTGAGCATAATATTGAGGAAGAAAGGATTTATATTCCTGCATGAAGAAAGCCAAACATTTAATTCCTGCTTACATTATTAGATTAGAAAATAATAAACATTCACGTAATATGGCGTATGAGTGTAAAGTTGCAGCAGAAGCTAATGGTATAACAGCACAGTACTTTCAAGCAATTGATGGTAAAAACGCAAACGACGAATATATTAAATCAGGTGTACCAAAGCCTCCTAAAGCAATCAAAAAAGGCAGAGCAGGTGTGCTTGGTTGTTTTTTTAGTCATTATTATCTTTGGGACAAATGTGCTAAACTTAATCGACCTATAATTATACTAGAGCATGATGGATTTTTTATACGACCTTTGCCAGATAATATATTAGAACAGTTTGATGATATATTAAAATTAGATCGTTATGATCCTTATAGCAAAGAATATAATCAAACAGTTGACAAATCTATAAAAAGCAAGTTACGTGTAATTGACTATAAAAATCCAGCACCAAAGAATACATTAAAAATTGGAACTGGTGCAGAATACTTTAAAGGTGCTTATAGTTACATTATAAAGCCACATGCAGCAAAAAGATTAATACATTGGATTAAAATGAATAGGCATGGAAAAGGACACAGGCCTGCAGACCAACAAATTGGTAGCGGCATAAACAGATTGCAAACTACTGAATGTACTGTTGCAAGATTACATCCTTTTTATTCTTTAGGTGATAATATAAAAACAGAAAGCCTTACAAGAAATTACCACTGATATTTGAACATATCAAAATCTTTTTCATAAACATGATCTATGCGTTTTCTTAATTTGCTAGATACAATACTATGATAATGTAACTTGTGATTATCTGATTTATTATATTTTGTTTTAGGTATATCTATATTTGCAAATAATGGCATTGAGTTTATATATTTTATGTCTTCAAATCTTATAACTTGAACTGTTTCATCTATCCATTCTGTTTGATTATTATAGCAACCAAACCATGTACCTTCCCAATTATTGGTTGAATACGCATCGAACCAATAATCAATTCCTTTTTTTGTTGCTTCAATTTCTTCTACTGTGCCAATCTTTCCAGTTTCAATTTTTCTTTTTCTAAAATTAAAATAACTACAAACTCTATCGTATGGATTTCTTACAATTGAAAATACATGATATTTGCTTGTATCAACTAGTTGTCTTGCATGATGTATTGTGCTATGATAATTGTCAGTTTTGGTATCTTTGTTAGGTATAAGTTCTATGTCATATTTTGATGATAATGCATTTGTAATACTACGCCCGGCAGTCTTAGGTATATGTATAAAAATATAAGGTGTCGGGGTTTTGTATATATAATAACTCATAAAAGTATTTATTAATTATATACGCATATAAATATCAGTATGAAAACTGTTTTGGTCACAGGTGGATTTGACCCACTACATTCTGGACATATAGAATATTTTAAAGCTGCTAAAAAATTAGGAGATACCTTAGTTGTAGGTGTAAACAGCGATACCTGGCTTACTCGTAAAAAAGGTAGACCGTTCATGCCTTTTGCAGAAAGGTGTGCAATAATCAAGGAATTAGCTGTTGTAGATAAAGTTATTGGATTTGACGATAGTAACGATAGTGCCGATATGGCTATAGGAAATATTTTACAAACTACAACAGGTAAACTTATAGTTGCTAATGGCGGCGATAGAATAGACGGTAATGTAAAAGAGCAAAATACATATGGCAATCATCATGATGTAGAGTTTGTATTTGGCGTTGGCGGCGAAGATAAAAAGAATTCAAGTAGTTGGATATTAGAAAATTGGGAAAAGCCTGTAACTAAACGTACATGGGGTGAGTACAAAATTTTAGATCGTAACGGCGCATGGCAAGTAAAGGAACTTACGTTTGCAGAAGGACAAGCACTTAGCGATCAACGACATTTTAAACGCAGTGAACACTGGCATGTTGTAGACGGTGTAATCAATATGTTTCTTGAAGATAAACAAGGTAATCAAACTACCACATTATTAACACCAGGTGATAGTATTGATATCCCGACTGGATGGTGGCATAAGGCTATAAATTTAGATAATAAAGATGCTAAGGTTATTGAAGTTTGGATGGGTAACAATCTAACCGAAGAAGATATAGAAAGACGTGATTAATGGACAGAGTGATTATTAATTACAAACCTTGGAAGTATCTAGAAATTGAAAACTTTCTACCTCCGAAACAATTAAAATATGTTAAAAACATGTTTGACCATATTACAGATAATAATCGACGTATGATTATAAATGATCCAAATTTAGAAAAGTTTGCAAACTCTATATATCCTAGGTTATGTAATTTTTTAAATAGAGGCCATTTTCAAAAATGCGATATGTTATATCAATATAATAATTTTGATAACACATCGTCAAATATACATGTTGATCAAAAATACAAACATATAACAGTTGTTTGTCAATTATCACCAGAAGCAAACGGAACAGCAATATATAATGCTAATAAAGAATATGTAAGAACAACTGATTGGAAATACAACAATGCAGTTGTTTTACCTAACCACAAAGATAACTGGCATGATGTACACACGTACAGTAATCAACAAAGAATGACATTAAATATTATCTATTGTAAATTAGGTTTAATACCAGAGGAAGTAAAAAAGG